CTTTGCCTGGGAATAAATATTCATATAACTGTTGTTCAATCAACAGATGAGCAGTGGTAATATGTGCATCGAACTTGGAATAATCAGTACTAAGGAAGATAGGGTTGGAGAATTCTTTTAATACCGTATCAATCCAACCACCCATTGTGTCCCTATTCTCGCCAGAAGCGTATAAAATTTTATCGCAGAAATCATTCTTTTGAATGTCTGCATAAGGACATGATTTGTCATAATAAGACCAACAAGCCTGCAATATTTTACTAGCAGTATAAGTTATTGGTCCCAATTGGGTAGCATACTCGTCTGAACGACCAGAGATAATTCTGGCGACGAAATCTTCCTTCAGATGTATTTCATTTTTCATGAAACCCTTGGTCTTAAGCCATTTAAGGGTAATGTCCATTTGTGATTCCCAATCAATGCGACTATATCGACCACGTTGATTCGCATTACAACGCTTACGCCAATCGTTGTATGGACATATCTCAGTTCGACTAACCGGCAGTAATTTAGGCAAAATTTCTTTCACCCAGTTAGTCAATCTGGTTAATGTGCGCTTATCACCACTCTCAAATTTCCTAAGCAAACGCTTGGTTAACGCACATTGGGCATTGTGTGCACACTTTTTAGGTATCCACACTTTGTCTAAATAACTAGCAAACATCTGATAGCCAGTTATTTCATTATCCTCACAAAAATCATCAAGGACTTCAGTTAACATACCACTAAATGGTTTGATGTCAACATCCCTGGCACAACCATTACAAGTACCAAAAATTGGTCGTGGCGAAGATAATGCTATATCGTCAGGAATTAAAGGTGCATTATGCACCCACATCTGATACGATAGAAGTTGAATTGCATTCACGTACAAAGGAAAGTCGTAATTATTTTCATTATCCTTAGATAAACGACTAGCAAATTGATGTGCTTTTCTAATGGCAGCATCCTTATCCTTTATACCTGATAATGCATTTAAGGCTTGGTTGACTATTTTATTAGGTATGTATTGTATAGCATAACTACTGTTATCATCAGTAGTATTGCGAACAACCACAGCAGTGTGGTTGCCGTTGGTACTTACGTAATTTATCTCGTATTTAGGGAGCAAATACGCTAGGGTGGTAATTCCTAGTCCACTCAAACCTAATACGCCGAGAAGAGCCGTTTTACACCAGTTACTCTTACTCTCTAATCCAAACATACCGCCAACCACTGGTTTAACGAAATTATAAGCTGCAGTACTAGCAGCTAAACCAGCACCAAAAACACCAGCGCGCATCGTTAAGCGACGACTAGTGTTATAAATGCCACCAACTAAG